CGGCACCAGCGAGTTGTTGAGCAGCACCTGGTAGATATCGCCGGCGGCGGTCACGCGCAGGGTGACGGCCTGGCCGCTGGCCAGCGTCAAGAAGGCTTCCCGGTAGGTCATGCCGTTGGTGCGTTTGGGCTTGTCGATGAACTCGGTGGCCACAACGGCCTGGCCAGCGCGGATCATCAGTTGTTTGACCTTCTTCAGCGCCGTGGCCGCGCTGGCGGCGCTGGAAAAGTCGAGCGGGTTCGTTGCAGGCATGACATGCCCCCATAGTGTGGATACATGGGGGGCATTGTGCGGCACGGGCGAGGGCTGCCCGGCGGGGCGTTTGCGCGGTTATCCGACCAGCACGTTAGCGGATCCGGACGCACTGTCGCCACAGGTGGCCAGGTCCCCGGCCCGACACACTGGCTTGCCTTGGGCGAACACGGTACCGCTGGCGCCGACCATCACCGGACCGGCATGGGCGCCGGTACCGTGGCCAGTTATGTCAGCCCCTTTGACACCGATCGGAGCGCCGTTGACCAGCACCGTCGGCGCCAGGTTGCCGGTAATCACGCCGCCGGCGCTGTCCATTCCTACACGTACTGCTCCAGGCATAGAGCCCCCTTAGTTGAGTTTGATGGTGCCGGCGAGCGCGGCCAGCTGGGAGCCGGTGAGGGTAAGCGTGGTTCCGCCCACCGCCAGCTTGATCTGGGTACCGGCGTTGATCGTGAAAGTGTCGTCGGCGTTGAGCTCAAAGTTATCGTGATTCCACCGGCGCATACCGACGACGTTGCCAATGTTGGGGTTACGAAAGCCCATGATGATCGGATAACGCGGATCACCCGCCTCGAAGGCCACGTAGACCTCGGCGCCCTCCACCAGGCGAATTTCAGTATTGGTCGAGTCATCACCAATGGGGTACATCACCTGGGCGAGTGGCATCAGGCTGGCGCCGTCGGTATAGGGCGGCACTTCCACGCGCACTTCCCGGCGATCGCGGTCCACACTGCGAATGAAGGCCGCATGTAGGAAATTAGAGGGCATTGACCAGCCTCCCCAGCCAAAGGCGGCTACGGCTCTCTTGGGCGCCTTCCAGGTTTTCGAAAGCATGCAGGGCGGTGATCACAATCAGGCTTTCGCCGGCCACCTGCAGCACGTCACCCGCCTGAATGTGCTGGCACACGTTGCTATCGACAGTCTTGCTGCGCACCAGGACGCTCGATGCGTTGCGCAGGCGGCGCCCGTCAGTGCGCGGCATGTACTCCAGGATGCGCGTCTGGTTGCTCGGGCCCACGACCAGGGCGGCGGCATCGTTGGTGCTGTAGTAGGTCGGCACGTCCTGCAGTTGCAGGTATTCGCTGCTGATCTTGGCCGCACTGTCGATCTGGCCGATGTTGTCTACCGGCACCTGTTTGCCCATGTCCGCCAGACGCATGGCGCTGATACGGCCGCCACGCAGCACCAGGGCGGCGCCTTCCTCCTGCAGGATCTGCACAAGGGGATAGCTCGGGATCTTGCCCCGGAAGCAGGTAAACCGCGGTACCACGAAATCGTTATCTACCTGGGCATAGGCGCCGCACGCCCGAAAGGCGCCGCCGAACGTGGTGTTTTCCTGTACGACGGCCTGTGCCCGCGCGGTGGCAATGCCGGCGCAGCTATACAGCAAGGCCGTTACTTTCATCGCCTGTTGCTGGGAAGTGCCCTGCACCTGGCCAAGGGGTTGCGCCTTGTCGGTCTTGACGATCAAAAACCGCAAGTTCTCCCGGCCAGCCCATACCGAGGCGCCTTCTTTCACCTTCGTCTCTACGCCATCGATCAGCTTTACGGTGAACTCCAAGGTTCGCGGTACCGGCGCCAGGTCCGAACGCAAGCGCCAGGAAATCACCACGTCGGTGGGGAGCATGTCCCCGTCTTCGCGCAGGAATACGTTCATACCGAGTGATTCCAGGTAATCCCGTCGTCAGTGCCGATGCTGCGCACCTGGGCGGTGGTGTCGTCGTGCTGCACCACCTGCACCAGGGGGTAGCCTGGCGGGTTGTGAGTTGTGCCATCGTTAGGTTCACCCTCGGCCGGGGCGTCCAGAACAGGCATGGTGCACTTGAGAATAATGTCCGCGGCCAGGATCTTGACGTTCTTCAGGTCCGTTTTAACGTCCATCCAGTCGATGCGGTTGGTTTCCAGGGTGATCGGCGCCGGAATCTCGTACTCCCCAAAGGCATAGACGGCCTTGAGGTGGCGATTGCTCGGGCGCTTGATGAACGTAGACAACTGAGCGGCCAGGCTTTTCGGTGACGTGCCTTCACTGCCGATAATCACCACCTGCAGGCGCTGGTCCATCATCGAATGCTGGTACCCGTACCACGATCCACCTTCCCGGATCTGCAGCACACGCCTGGCAATGTGATCGCCACCCCAGTCGGCGCCGGTACCCATAAAATTCTCATCAACTGCCATCAACACGATCGGAAACATCGCGTTGGCGCCTTCTGGCCCGTTCACGTTATTGCGGTAGGCCGCCAGCATGTCCTGGGCGGCATCGATCATGCGCGACGGCGCCCACATGACGGCCTGGCTGAAAGGCTTCTGGCGGTACAGCTCCACGGCTTTGGTGTTGGCGTAGAGTTCATCAAACCAGCGGTTCATGTACTGGCCCCAGGCCGCGCGGATCTGGTCAAAGCTACCGTTTAGGTTCTGCGACATGGCTTACTGGCCTTCCTGCTCGTTCTCAGCGACGTTTGCCGCTTGTTCGGGCTCATCTTGCACCAGGGCATCAAGCGCTTCTTGGGCGTCCTTTGCGGCATCTTCAGCCAAGCGCGCTTGCTCGGCCGCCAGCATCAAATCGGCCAGGCTAAAGTCAGCGCCGTGCTTGAGCCGGTGCAGCAAGCGATACATCCGCAGCATCAATTGTTCGGTAGGCCACGACGTAAGGGTCAGGCCGGCCAGAATTTCCGCGTCCATGTTGGCGCGCACGAACCCCAGCGGATACCAACCATCC